CTCTCGCATCTTTGGGGTCTTGTTTTTCATTACTTAATAAGTGAGACGACAGATGACCGAGAATATCTTGGTAGTTGCGGAGTTCGTGTTTCAGTTCAGGGTCTCTAATGCCTCCCTCCATATCACTATCGCTTCCACTCTCGTTTTCGCTGTCGTAGGAACTTGTGCTGTCGGTTTCATATCCACCTGCGTTCATACCAATACCACGAGGGATACTCACAGTCCCCATTACGCCCTGATGTTTCAGTAGAGGGTTAAAATATGCTTCTGGGTGTTCTAAAAACGTAGGATTAAGTATCTGTGCGGTCTGTAGTGGAACACCACCTATCTTACGAGGTCGCCCTCTACCTCTCCCTGTGATTTTGGAAACTCTCGCTCCTAAATCCGTAAGGGTCTTGGCGAATGTAGCGGTCTGTGGTGAGTTCTCAAATAAACTCTCCGTATCCTGTTTCACGAATGCTAAATCCGCAGGACTGCCGAGATGGTTTGCTTTGAGTATGGCGGTGATGAAGTGCTGACAGTTGTTATTGTAGGGGTCGTAGTTCTTGAAGGCACTTTCACCGAGTAATTGTTGGGTCTTTTCGAGCAGGATATTAGGGGTTAAACCGCCGAAATTACCATTCACTTCTGCGGTCTGTGAGTTTGGAGGAATAGATGCGAATGTATTGATACGCTCGTTCTTTTCAATACCGAATGAACCACCACTCGTCCTGATAAACAAAAATAGATGATACAAGGTGTCGTAGGGTTTATCGGCAAACTTCTTTTTCCATTCACCGAACGATACGACATTCAACGCCTCTGTAATATATTTGGGAACAGGAGTGCGACCGAGTGTAAGACCTGTGATTTGCTGGTCGCCATATTTCGCCAGAGTTGCCTTTACATTATTCGGTAATTCGTCGCCGAAAAATCGGTTGCCGACATCTTTGACTATATCCTTGACTGGTTGGGGAGTAACTGCCGAAACCGCCTGTGTCGCTACATCTTTCGCACCCTGACGAAACTGTTGGACTTTATTGGTTAAATCCGTAAATACATTACCGCCTACTTCGTCCTCTGGTGCGTAACTGTGGTTCTCTTTACCACCACGCATACGCTTTAATCGAATACGGTTTATCCTGCCGTGTCCCAACATCACACTTTCCTTCGTAACCTCGTTGTATTTCTTTACGATTGACTGAACGATTTTGTCGTCAATTTTATTAAGCAGGTTGGCGTTATAATATCCTACTAATTTGGCGACGAGTGGTCTGGCGAACTTCTTTGCTGTTTCTGGGGTTACACCTTCACCGAATAAATTGGACTTCGCCTGTCTTGCTAATGACGCAACCTCGCTCGATTTCGGTTTCACCATAACAGGTGCTTCGCCACTCACGACGGCGTTAGGGACGACGACGGTTGCCTTTTTCTTTTTAATCGATATACCTTTGGATTTCGGTTCGGTTGATGGTGTCGCTTCTTCCAGTGGTTCGAATGGGGTTGCCTTCGCCTCTTCTTTTTTCTTTTTCAAATCTTTCGCAGTCGGTAAATTCGCATACATCGAATTACTACGCTTCCATAGTGCCTTGTATCTCTTTTTCTGTGTTGCCGAAAATCGTTTATCTTCGTATGCTTTTGCGAGTGGAACGAGGATAGGTCTTTGTAGTCGTTTCACATACGCTCCCTGTGTCTTTATCGGTGTCTTGTCGTTATTATCCAGTATTTTCTCCCACATATCCATCAGGTCATCGAGACGCTCCTTTGATACATTTTTGTCTTCCGCACCCATACTCTCCATTTCCTTCTTATTTTCAGGTTCAATCTCCGCAATACTCATACTGATATTTTCAGGTGCTACACCGAAATCCTCATCGAGCGGTTTGGTCTTCTTGGGTCTCCCTCGTTTGCCTTTTACAGGTTTAGGATACAACGCTTTATAACCCTCTTTACATTCAGGCATCGAAATCGCACAACCATAGGTCGTATTATTTTTCTTGGCGAACTCTCGCACATAGTCATTCCAACGGTTTCCACCTATTCTCGGCATAATTGATATATAATAGATTGCTAAAATAATTAAATATCAATTCATCAATAAGTATTTTATTCCAGTATATTATAGAATGATAGTTCCTTCTTTAATAAGTATCGCCGTCTGTTGCTTTCTTTTTTCGACGCAATACGGTTTGGATTTTGTTTCCTTTTGTCGTCTGTTCGCTTACGCTGTGCTTGTAAATCTGCGTAAAATCGGTAAGGTAAATTCAAATTAGCGAGAACGACCCCCTCCTGCGATTTCTCTAAATCATACCAATACCTTTCTCTCTGTCTCAATTCGGTTTTTGTCTTACAGGGGTAGTCCTCCACCAGTTCGATTTTGTAATTGTCGTTCTTGATTATCTGGAATGAACCACAGTAGTTTCCGTAATTAAAATTGGTGAATTTCTCGTATTTAATGGCGTGTTGGTGTAGTCGTATAGTCAAAGACGTAGTAGTGCTTCCAATATAAGTCATCTGCGAGACATTACAGGTCAGTCGGTAAATCTTCCCACTCAGGTCAGTCATTTATAAATTAAGACCCTATATCTTTTTAAATACTTATTCAGCGTAAGTATTTAATTACTTATTAAGTATTTTTAATCCTTAATTTCAAAGAAACCGTTTTTGTATGAATGGCGGTAAATTGTGTTCGCCCCTGATTACCTGTTTCAGGGCAATCTGGTCTCGCAGGTTCTTTGGGTCAATCTCGTCGGCAGTAATCGGTGTTTTTCGGTTGATACGCTTGGTCGGTCTATACACAGGGTAGTCCTTGTGTCCTACGTCTTTCCACTCCTCTTTATACCATCTGGTTAATCCCTGTGACGGTTTCGCTCCGCTATATGTTCCACCTCTGTCCTTGTAGGTCTTGACTATCCAACCACTCTTGTATGCTGACGGTTTCGCATATTTCTCGTCTGCTTCCTTTTTAACCCTTTCATACAATTCAGTATCGTTCGGTTTCGGCATTTATATATGTTGAGTTAAAAGTCAGCACCGAACTCAAAAATATCGCCAGTATTCGTTTTATTCGCCAAAGCATATTCGCTCACTCTGGTCTCGAAAAAATTAGATTTCCGCTCGATACTGATGGTCTCCATATACGCAAAGGGACACGAGACACCCCAGATTTTCTCGTATCCCAGTTGAAGACACACTCGGTCTGCTACGAATTGAATGTATTGGGTCATTAGAACCGAGTTCATACCTATCAAGCGACAGGGCAACGCATCACAGATAAATTCGGTCTCGATTTCCACCGCCTCTTTCACGATGGCGTGTATTTCTGCCTGTTTTAATCTATTTTTGAGTTTTCGATAAACAGCAACTCCAAACTCGGTATGGAGTGCCTCGTCTCTGCTAATGAGTTCGTTGGAGAAACACAACCCAGGAAGCAAATTCTTTGTCCTGAACCAGTATATCGCACAGAACGCACCGCTAAAGTGTATGCCTTCCACGCAGATAAACGCAACTAATCGCTCGGCAAAACTACTATCACTACCGATATGTTTTTTCACCCAGTCTGCCTTCTTTTTCACACAGGGGTAGTTCTCAATAGCGTTGAATAGTTTGAATTTTTCTTCTTTTTTTTGAATATAAGTGTCTATCAGGTTCGAATAGACCTCCTGATGTATGCCTTCTATAGCGGTTTGAAAACCGTAGAATAACCGTGCCTCGCAGTTCTGGACTTCACCCATAAACCGCAGACACAGGTTCTCATTCACGAGACCGTCCATACACGCAAAGAAGGCAAGTATGAGTGAAATAAAGTGCTTTTCGTCTGCCGTCATTTTCCCCCAATCCACTAAATCCTTTGATAAATCCACTTCCTCTGCCGTCCAGAAACACGACACGGCATTCTTATACATCTCATATAGGTCTTGATATACAACAGGCAATACAACAAATCGTTTATCATCAGGGGTCAAAAGAGGTTCGTTCATTTACTATAGTCGTGTATAATATTCCTAATCCATTCAACCAAAAAACCGATGAAGAAACCGAGCATTTATTTATACCGAGATTTTAAAGTTGATTGTATCCATACACCACCGCCCTTAAAGTGAAATTATTACCAGCGGTTAAAATAGATTGTTGGATTGTTA